AGAGTTTTTGATTTGGACTCTTGGAATGCAATTTTTGATTCCCAAGTTATATCATCTTTACTTGGGAAATATGATACTGTTACGAAATTGATAGAAGATCTTGCTTGTCTAGCCTATGGTTTATCCATGAGTAAGACAAAAGGGGATATCGTTTTTGTATGCATGAATTTTATGAAACTTCGTTGTGGTAATAAGTCTTTGACTTATACTACTACTGGTTTTATGGAAGATTTGATGTGTTACATTACTGATATTTTTTCTCAAGAGACTCCTTTGACTAAAGATGATGAAACTTTTGAGAAAGAAATATTAGCTAGTTTAGATCTTCAAAGCGACTTTTTATATAATGCCAGATCTTGTTTTGGCATTTACAAAAATTTGCGTTTTGGACCATTGTTTCGTCGATGTCAGAAGTTGATAACTTACTTGATTGCTTTTTCGGTTTTTAAACCATTAGGGTATGATTTGAAATCTTGTGGTTATACTGAATTGGAAAAGCAAGCACTAGAGCGGAAAGTTTGGAATAGTGATGAAGCTATTTTTCATATTTTGGAAACTTTGTTGTTTCTATGTGAAAGAGGTCATGCTTGCATTACTACTGGTTCTATTGATGCTCTTTTACATTCTGGCTCATCTTATGATAAGTTTTATATTGATTCCCAGAATATTAAAAGATGGCATGCTTGTATTGGTAATCCTGATTTGATGGAAAAAGAGAAAATTACTGAACATTCTTTTTTGGCAGCATTAGATTCAGCTATTGAACGTGGTGAATCTATTTTCAAATATGCTCAATTTGATAAAGCTGATAAGAGAGCTGTTCAAGATCTTTTGAATGCATTGTGCTTAATTCGTAGTCATCATATGACTATTAAGTATGCGCTTCAGGATCGTAAAGCTCCTTTATCTCTTTTATTATTTGGTGATTCTGGTATTGGTAAAACTACTCTCACTAATATATTGTTTGTCCATTATGGTAAACGTCGTGGGCAGCCAATTGGTGATGAATTTAAATACGTTAAAAATCCTGTTTCTAAGTATTGGGATAATTTTCGTACTAATATGTGGTGTTTAATACAAGATGATATTGGTTTTATGAAACCAAGTATCGCTTCTACTGGAGGTGATCCGACTTGTATGGAAACCATTCAGATTAATAATAATGTAGCTTTTACTCCTGATCAAGCCTCTCTTGACATGAAGGGTAAAATGCCACTTCGTTGTGAATTAGTTATTGGTACTACTAATACTGAGAATTTGAATGCTTATCATTATTTTGGTTGTCCTTCAGCTTTCCAACGTAGATATCCTTTCATTCTTGATGTCATTGTAAAAGATGAATTTAAGAATGAGGTTAATATGTTGGATGCTGATAAAACTTTGAAATCAAATAATCTTCAATCTTATCCTGATTATTGGTTGTGGACAGTTAAACGTGTTAAACCACGTACTGTTCGTACTACTCATCAAACTTTAGCTGAAACTGAAGAAGTTTTGACTAGAGTAGGTTTAAAAGAATTTTTAGTTTGGTATAATGAGACAATTGATAAACACCATGCTGATCAGAAAATTACTAGTGAATCTGTTGAGAATATTAGACAAGTTACATTGTGTTCTCTTTGTAATTTACCTCCAAATTTTTGTGAGTGTAAATTGCAATCAGAAGAAGATAGTAATATTTTGATATTTTTGACTTTTACAATTTTGTGTTTTCAAATGTGCAAATCTTTGTTTTTCAAATTTGCACCTTATATTGGATTGACTAATACTCGATCACAATATATTGTGAAACCTATTTGGTGGTCAGCATTTTTCATTAAATGCTATATTATTAGAAATCTACCTACTCCTTTTTTTAATGCCTTGCATAGATTCTCTTTATGGCGAGAAAGAACTTATGAATTTTATATTCGTAAGTATCCTCATCACTATTGGAGAAATTTAGGTGCTGAAATTTGTTATAGAGTTGGTCAACCTATTGTTATAACTAATATTTTGTTAGTTATTTCAGCTCTATTAGTTGCCTGGCGTTTGACTCATCAAGAGAAAAAGATTGATGAATTGAATGAGAAAATTATTCCTTCAGTTCAAAGTGAGGAAACTATTAATGTTGGTAGTGTTCCTATTGCAAGTAAAGAAGAACCTAATAATGTTTGGTATAATGATTCGTTTGATTTACATCAAATTGATCATGGTCAAAAATCTTTAGGTTGGAATACTTTGACTTTAGAGCAAATTCATAATAAACTTGCCTTGAGTTGTGTTTCATTGAGTATAAAATTGTCTAGTGATCGCACAAGGCGTACAAGTGCTTTTTGTGTAAGTGGGCAAATTTATTTAGTGAATGCACATTTTTTCAAAGATGTTATTGGTGATACTGAATTAACAGTTTATTTTCAAGCTATTAAGCAAGGTATTAATCCTAATATTACCTTATTGATTGATGCTTCAACAGTTTTGTATAAGCCAAATTCTGACATAGCGCTTATTGAATTACGAGGATTGCCACCTCGTGCTGACCATACAGATTTATTTTGTAAAGACTCTTTTGATGCTAAGTTTGATGGTCATTATTTAAGACGAACATATGATGGTGAGATTACAGCTAAAACTGTAAATCGAGTCAGATTATGTAAAGCTTTGTATGATCATCATACAGAATGTCAAATGGATGCTTGGTATGGTATTACTAATACTGGATGTCAAGTTGGTGATTGTGGTTCAATTCTTGTTGTTAAAACAGGTTTTGGGCCAGTTATCCTTGGTATACATTATCTTGGTAATCCTAATATCAATAGTGTTTGTGCTATAAAAGTAACTCAAGAATTTTTGAAGGAATCTATTTTGAAAATGACTACTTTAGTAGTTCAGGGTGCTGATGTTAGTATTGATGCTCCAAGTGTTCAAGTTGAGCTCGTTGATCTTCATAAGAAATCTCCTTTTCGGTACTTAGATTCTGGATCTGCTATGGTTTGTGGAAGTTTAACTCTTCCACGAGCACATGGTAAATCTAGAGTAGAAAATACTCCTATGAATAATTATTTGAGTAAATTTGGTTATCAAACCAAATATACTCAACCTGATCTTGTTTCATGGCGTCCTTGGCATTTAGCTGCTAAGGAAATGGTTAGACCAGCAAATTTGTTTAAACCTTCTATTCTTCGTGAATGTGTTCAAGCATTTTCTGATGATATTATTAATTTAATACCTAATGATATTATCAAGAATACTTTACATGTTTATGATAATTTTACAGCTATAAATGGTGCTGCTGGTGTAACATTTGTTGATAAAATTAATCGTAATACGTCAATGGGTCATCCTTATAATCGATCTAAACGTTTCTATATTAAACCTATAGAAGCGCGTGGTGAGAATTTGGATCCTGTTGATTTTACTGATGAGATTTTAACACAAATTCATGATATTGAAGTTAAATATCGTAGTGGATTTCGTAATAATCCTATTTTTCGAGGTAATTTGAAAGATGAGGCTGTTACTGAATTAAAAGCTGATTTGGGTAAAACTAGATTATTTGCTGGAGCTCCAGTTGCATGGAGCATTGTTAATAGAAAGTATACACTTTCCATTATTAGGTTGATTCAATCCAATCAGTACACCTTTGAGTGTGCTTGTGGAATTATATGTCAATCTAAAGAGTGGGAGTTTATGCGAAATTATTTAACGAAGTTTGGTGAAAATAGACTCGTTGCTGGTGATTTTGAAAAATTTGATAAGCGAATGTGTTCTGAATTGATTCAGTGTGCTTTTGATGTTCTTATCAATATTTGTGGATCTAGTGGTAATTATACCACAGTTGATCTTACTGTATTGAGGGGGATAGCAATTGATACCGCTTTTGCTTGGATGAATTTTAACGGAGATTTAGTGGCTTTCTTTGGAAGTAATCCTTCTGGTCATCCTCTTACTGTTATCATAAATTCTTTAGTTAATTCTCTGTATATGAGATATTGTTTTGTGTCTATTACAGGGAAAGAGGCAAGATATTTTAAGAAATATGTGAATTTAATGACATATGGTGATGATAATATTATGAATGTATCTTCTGAAATTAATGAATTTAATCATTCATCAATTCAATCTTGTTTAAAAGATGTGGGTGTTGGATATACTATGGCAGACAAGAATGCACCTAGTATACCCTTCATTCATATTAATGATTGTTCTTTTTTGAAGAGAACTTGGAGGTTTGATCAACAATTTGGAGGATTTGTTGCACCTTTAGATCATGAGTCAATTGAGAAAATGCTCATGGTCTGGGTACGCTCAAAAACTATCTCTGAAAAAGAGCAATGTGTTGCAGTGGTTTCAAGTGCTGTAATGGAATATGCTTTTTATGGTAGAGCAGTTTTTGAGGATAAATGTAAAATCTTGAAACGTATGTGTAATGAGTTAGAATTGGATATTTATTTACTTCCAACTACATTTCCTACTTTTGACGAATTAATAAATCGTTATCAGAATGCCATACGAAAACCAACAGGCGCGTCAGCTACCGTCTGGGATCCTAATAGGGTCTAAACCGATTTAGCTGCTATATAAATATATACTGCATATTGTGTGTGTTTTTATGTTTTACACACATTATGAGAATGGATTTATATAGTTTGGACTACGTCAGTGTTCCTGGAAATCTCTTTTTAGAGATGTGTTGTTGTCCCACAAGAAAAATATAACCTCTAATAAAGCTTGAGTGTGCTTATTAGTTGTATATACTATACTTGCAAAAATTCAAAATTTTAACAAAAATGAAGAAAATGTTAAAGAACATTTTCAATATGAAACACCTGAAATTGATTCTTTGTTGTCTCTTTGTGCTGCTGATATTTATAATATAATTGAACAGCCTGGATATGAACCTTTATCCAATGCTGTTTATCGTATTATAGATATGATGTCTGTAGATGAGAAAATAGAATTAATTTCTTGTATAATGGATATGCAGGCTAAAAGAATGAATAAGAAGAAAATTTTTTATCCTGCATCTGCATTAACTTTATTACAAATACAAACTAACTATTTGTATTTGCAATCTGAAGATATTAATGCTGGATCTACAATAACCGATAATTCAAATACTCTTGTTTCTGATAATTCGGAACAAGAGGTTATAGTTCGATATTTGGATGAAAGTCCCGGTGCTATTGTTGCACATAATAAAATTTTAGATACTACTTTCCATGGTGACTATGTTGAAGATCATTCAATTAGTCAATATCTGGGAAGACCAATATCTATTCAAACTATAACATGGGCTGAAGGATCAAAACTAAATACTACTATTCAACCTTGGGATTTGTTTTTAAATACAACTCAGGTTCGAAAGAAGATAGATAATTTTGCTCGTTTAACTTGTAATTTGCATATTAAAGTTATTTTGAATGCTTCACCATTTTATTATGGAGCTGGTTTGATATCTTATCAACCACTTACTAATTTTAATACTAGTACTATTAGTGCTAGTCTTACGACTAATGGTGATGCACATATTTCTGCATTAAGTCAACAACCACATATTTGGATTTATCCTCAGACTAATCAAGGAGGAGAAATGGTTTTACCATTTTTGAATTATAGAACATGGTTGAATATTGGTTCTCGAGCTGATGTTCAATCTTTTGGTTCTATGACTATTCAATCTCCCACCAATTTAATGAATGCTAATTCTGTTGCTGCAGCTAATGTAACATTACAGATTTATGCATGGGCCACTGATGTTAAATTGTGTGCTCCTACTTCAGTATTGGCATTACAATCAGGTGAATATGGGGCTATTTCTGGTCCTGCTTCATCTGTATCAAAAGTGGCTAAATCATTATCTATGGTTCCTATGATTGGTCCTTATGCCAGAGCTACAGATATGTTAGCTTCTGGTGTTGGTGCGTTGGCAAAATTATTTGGTTTTACTAATGCTCCTATTGTGGAAGATGTTAAACCATTTAAGAATTTACCCTTTCATGGTTTCGCGTCTTGTGAGATTTCTCAGCCTATTGAGAAATTAACTGTTGATCCAAAGAATGAACTAACGATTGATTCTAGGGTTTGTGGGCATAATGGTGTTGATGAATTATTGATTAAAAATTTTGTTCAGAGAGAATCTTATTTATTACAAGCGACTTGGGCAGCAGCTCATACTACTGGTCAAGTTCTTGTAAGAGCTAATGTAACTCCTGATACAAAAATTCTCGAAACCCATACAGTTCCTTATATTCAAGGGAATCCTATGTCTCACGTCAATACTTTATTTAGATATTGGCGTGGTGATATAATTTATAGATTTCGTTTTATTTGTTCTAAATTTCATCGAGGTAGGGTTAAGATTCAATGGGATCCTCAATCAGCTTTAGCGGCTGCTCAGGATGCTAATCTTATTCATACTCAAATTGTTGACATATCTAGTGATACTGATGTTGAATTTAGAGTTCCATATCTAAATAATCAATTATTCTCGCGTAATAGTGGGCGACCATCTGACCCATCTACTTATAATACTAATAATATTGTAAATACTGGAGCTATTACTACATATGATCAAAATTTGCATAATGGTCGTATTGTTTTATCTGTTTTAACACAACAGACTTCTCCAGTTACTTCCGCTGATATTATTATTTTAGTATCAGCTCGTGCTGCAGAAAATATGACCTTTGCTATGCCTCAGCAACCGCCTAAAGAAGTTTCTTGGTTTGACTTACAGTCTGATGAAGGAGAGTCTGCATCATCTAGTAATACGTTTAATTATGATCAAACAGAGCATTATGATTTAACATCAAAGGCTCCAGTATTAGATGATGAAACTTTTTCTGTTTGTATGGGCGAGAGGATAACTTCCCTTCGTCAATTATTAAGAAGAACTGTATATCATAGAACTGCTTTAGTTGCTGCTACACCTAGTGCAACTGTATTAACGTTATATAATTATAATCATGCTCGTTTACCTTTATCATTTGGATATGATCCTAATGGTATAGATACGGCTGATAGTACTATAGCTCCTGGTAATAATAAAACTTTTAATTTTGTTAATAATACTTTTATTACTTGGATTTCTACGTGTTTTGTAGGTTATAGGGGTGCGATTAATTGGCATTATAATTTTGAAGATACGAATTATATTAATACTGCAAAATTATCTCGTTTTATAGGTCCAACTATAAATACGACTGATTATGTAGGATTTAATAATCCTTCTATATCTTCAAGAAGTCAATATAATCGTGCTAATATAGTAAACCGTGAGGCTGGAGGTCAAGGTTGTTGTTTGAATAATACTCGAACACAAGCTGGAGTTTCAGCACAATATCCACAATATACTATATATAGAATGCAAACACCTAATGTTAATCAACTTGTATTAGGTAGTGCAGTAGATGAATCTAATAATGATCATTGTAAGGTTGAATTTACAGCACAACCACATGGAACTACTAATCCATGTGTGAGCTCCATAGATTTTTATGTTAGTTGTGGTACAGATTTTAATTGTGTATTTTTTATCAATGTACCAACTATAGTTAATTATGGAGCAGTTCCTGCTGCTATTTAATAGCAGCACGTCGAAAGACGTTAAATTAATCCTGTCGGACGGCGGCAGGTGAGCTTACTTTTGTAAGATCTCAGAGACAACCGTATAAAGCAAGAATGCTAAGAGAGTATTCAAATTGTCACAAGCCAGTAGGTTTTGTAACTTCGCTTTATGCGGAGTGAAATTTTTTCCTATGCCATGAGAGCCTTGTGACCGTCATTTTTGCTTTATCG